ACAACCACAATCGCTACCGACTTGTCAAATCGGCCATTCGCGCCTCGTGTCGCTCGATCATCTCAACGTAGCTCACCGCGCTCGACCGGGCAAACTCGCCATAGTGCTCCAGCTCCGCCGCCTCGCGCGCTCGTGCAGCCGCTTTCAGGCACTTGTATGACCCTTTTTTGATCGTCACACCCTCTACTCGAATACTCACGTCCCACATGCGCCACCGCTGGCTCCAATCCACCCCAGGTATTCCGCTCTTGCTCCGCGTGGATGCCCCTTTGTTGAGTGCATTTTGCCTGTAGGTGGCTTCGCGCAGGTTGTACCGCCTGTTATGCAGCCCGTGGCCGTCCCGATGGTCTACGACCAGCTTGGGATCGTCGCAGCCCATGACAAAACGATGCATCCCCACCGTCCCGTCGTAGGTAGTGGTGTGCGCGTATATCTCCCCGGCCTGAGTCATCACAGGAGACCAGTACCGACCCGCCACACGCTCATAATCCGCCGCATCCACGATGGCCCAGAGCTTTCCCAGCTTGCCCACCGGAACGAGCTTATAACCCTCCATCCGCGTAGGGATTCCATGCACTACAACCAGTCCCATAATCCCTTATTTTACGCCGTGGGAAGGCTCCCCAATAGCTAATTCGGCTGTCCCTGCCCTATTGCCTTCGCGTGTTCCTTGTCGGCATCGTAGACCTTGACCACTTGCGGCACCATGCCCGTCTCAGGATCTACCGGAAGCGCGATCACGCAGCTCACCAGCACCCGCCCAGGTGTTTTCTCCACCCCGCCGCGCTTGAGACCTGTGATGAGGCTCCCTTCCTTCGTCTCCGCCACAAACCCGAAGATTTGAGCCTCTGGCAGCATCACCGAGAGCTTGTCGCCTACTTCCAACTTATTTCCGATGCGATCCTTCATCATACCTCCAAATGTTGATAGGGTTCAGCATCTTTGGGCAGTGAAAACGTTGTTTCAACCAAGTCGCCGTCTTCATCCACGTCAATAAACGTTTGAGGCCCAAAATTTTCGCATAATTTCAAAATTTCCGCCTTCATCTTGCGAGACTTTCGACCCATTCTCCACTCTCCCCTTTATGCAGTCATCTTCCAGCCATTTGAATCATACGCTCTAGTTTAGCCTTCCGCGCGATCATCTCAGGACTGTCCAACTCTATTCCCGCAGCGCGTTCCCTCGCATCCGAAGCCGCCTGATTCGCTATTACACGCTCCAACCTTACCCGCTCCTCTTCAGCTTTGATTCTCTCAAGCCGCCCCAACTCACGTTGCTGAAATGCCTCAGCCACAGCAGGGTCAAACGGCGTCACAGGCCCGTCCCATGTGCCGATACGCGCCTGAGACCGCATCCGCGCAGCCTGGGATTCTCTACCCTCGCGCCACTCGCGCCAGTTGCGATGCGAACCCTTTACGCTTCGCCAGTGTTCCCGCCGCAGCTCCCGGCCACGTTGCTCCGAGGCGATGACCTCCGCATCGGGAACTGGCCGTGGTGGTGAAACACGATTGGAAAATTTCTCACGCCGCGCAACCGCGCGGGAAGTAGTTGTTTGTTTTTTAATCTCTGGTAGTTGCTTTACACGGGCATTTTTGCATGGCCCTACGGGCATCGGATGAGACAGAAAAAAATCATCATCGAGAACGGGCAACGTGTAGACGCTGGTGTGATTGGAACGATACGCATACTTGCGAAACGTGGTGGTGATGACGCCCAGGGCTTCGAGATACCGCAGCCGTCGCCGGATCGTCGTCACATCCACCCCGCCACGGTCGGCCAAGTCTGACACCGATGGGAAACAGGTGCGCGTTTGATAGTTCATCAGGGCCAGAAGATCAAGGTAGGTGGACAGAGGCCCAGTGCGCCGGATGTACCGCTTGGCGTGATTGGAGAGCATCACGAACCGCCCACCGAACCCTAGGGGACGCCTAGATTTCACAGGATGTTGAAGGTTTCCACTGTTGACAGCGGGGCAGGGGTTTGATAGCGTTTGCATAGGGCGAATTACTCCTGATCCACTCGTTGAAGCGAGTAGGGGTGATGAGACAAAAAAACGAAGTTGGTTGTGGTAAGGCTCTGTGTTCCGACAGAGCCTTACGTATTTAATTGCGATGAGTCGAGTTGGTTCGGTTCGGAGTCTACCGAGATTGCGCCAGCTTCGCTCAGGATTTGCTTTGTGTGAACTTCCAGAGCTTCGGTTGCTAACTCTGCGAAACTAATCTTGCGAATTTTCATGGCGCGTAAGACGCGCTCTCTCATCTGCCCATTCATCTTCACATCGCCAAAATCAAAATACCGGACGAGCTTCTGAGGAGGATTCGCAGGTGATTCTCTGGCAACTAGATTGTGCTGGGAAGAGCCGTTTTTCTGGCCTAATTCAAAAATTTTCGCGCTTTGCGCTGATTTCTGCATGGCACTTCCCTCAAACGTATCCTTGTAGGCTGGCCGGGAGAGGGATAGTCTCTCCCGACCACTGCGCCGGGGATCAACCGACGTTTAGCCATCAATGTTCGAAGCGTCCCCGCCTAGAACTTTTGTGAATATACGCCAAGTGCCTGTTTATTAACAAGATACCCGTAAAGTATTTGTTTAGGGTTTTGGTTCCCCCACTCACTGGGGATTGCGCTTCGAGTACGGGCCAAGGGTCTTGACGGTGGAGACGAGTTTGGCAAAATCCATACGAATGTGCGTGGGAACAGCCATCAAACTCGACAACTCGAAGTCCATTGTGGCCGTCCAGCGCAACACGCTGGCACAGGCTATGCAAACCGTGAAGTCCCCTGGCTGGGGCTTATCCGATCCAGTCATGTTGGTGGCAGCATCAAGAGAAGTGAAGCACACCGGACAGAACCGGAGCGGCAAGCGCGTTGTTGATCCCTTCGCCGTGAATCGGCTTTTCACACTTCCCCCAGGTACTCCCAGACGTGGATGCGCTGGCCAGTGTCATCGCTGAGGGTTCCGTCTGGATTCCGCATCACTATGAAGGCGGTTTTGACCTCGCCGTGATAGAACACCACGAAGTCATCCCCAATTTCACGAACCCACGTCGTCACCGCGACAGGCCGATCCTCGCGCGCGATGACAACGACTGTCGCCACCACCAGCTCATCCGCGCGAAGTTCCCGGCCCATCTCCTCACTCTTCTCCATCAGGCCCATCCATCTCCAAACGAGTATCCACCACTACCGCGTTGCCCACAATCACGTCGTTGCGACCGTGGAGGTAGAGCCGCGTGGCCGGGATGTTCAGCTCCAGGTCTTCGAGTTTTCCCATATCGTTGATGACCATGAATCTTCCGTCGATCGTGGAGACCACAGCACGGTTGCCGCCCACGAGAGCTTGCAGCTCCGCCAGCGTCCAGTGAACCCCATTGGCAGGGTGAATCTCCTTCACCCTGCCGTCTATCTGGTATAACGTCGCCACTATTCGGCTCCAATCTCAGCGGGAGCCGCCGTCAGGTCGATCACTAGTTCTGTGATGCGGGATGCACTCTCAAATCCCGAACCCTTGAGATGGCCAAGCAGGAAGAACAGCTCCGAGCGCGGGTCAGTACCTTTGGGAAGGAGCGCAGCGGAGGGTTTATTGGGTTGTGCATTGTTGGTGGTGGTTGTTTTAGCCAAGGGAATCACTCACTTTCAAGGGTTAACTTGCGTTTCTCTTTTGCAATCCGCGCTTTGGCCGCAGTGACCAGGGCGCGAACCGCCCAAAAGTTGATGGAAAAACCGTCCAACGCCGCCGCTTCGCGGATGAACTTGTTATCCGCGACCGATACCCTGAGACTTTGGGCAACGTAGCCAGACCGCTTTTTACTCTGACGGTCAGGCCGAGGACTAGCAGACCTGCGAATTTCTTTTTTCTTTGCCATGCCGCCTAGGGTATATCATGGATGCATGATTGCGCCAGAAAAAATCAGCTTCACCGTCCCCTACCTCACCCCGCCGAGCGGGAATCATTACAAGAGACCATGTAAATACACCGGACGCGACGGCGCGCGCCACCTGGGATTCAAACTCACCAAAGATGCCAAAGCCTACTACGACGCCACCGCCATCTTCGCCCGAGGCCAAACCGTAGCCCCGGCCACCGACGCCGAACGCCGCAAGGTAAGGTATGAGGTTCACATCGACGTATACCTAGGCCCGAAGATGCGTGGGGACGAAGATAATTTTTTGAAGGCCGGAATTGATGCGCTTGTCCACTGCGGAGTCATTCACAGTGACAACAACTCGCACAACATAATCAACGTTCACCGCGACGAACGCGATAACCCCCGCACCACCTACCTAGTTGAGAGATTGGAGACCCGATGAGAAAAGACGCTTTCAGCGGAGTAAGGATGAAATGCGTGGTGTGTACGAACCCGATTCCACCGGAACGGAAGTGGGACGCGGTTACATGCTCGAAGGAGTGTACTAAGGCGCGCAAGGACTTTGGCCGTTCCCGTATTGACCACACCAGATGCCGCTACTGCAATCGCCCTTCGACGCCAGACGAGCGTACACTTTTCGGACGCTGGCGGAAGTGGATCAAAACCCATGACGCAGACAGCTTCGAGGGACGCATGACACCGGAAGAGAAGATACACCGCGCCATGAAACTAGCTGGCGAGGAGATGCGCGACAACCCGAAGCACTGGATTTACCTTAGCTTCGCTGGCCAGGACAAATTCAACGGAGCCATCTTCATCGAGGCCCACGGTCTCATCACTGCGATCATCCGCTGCAACGAGCTGGGGATCAACCCCCACGGCGAAGTGATTGGCGTGGACGTGCCGGAAGGCAAGCTCCCCGCCGAGGAGTACCGCAACCGCGTCCTCAGCGTCGAAGAACTCGAAGCCGCAGGACAAGAGCCGCGCAAACTCTCAGAGCTGGAGGCGGAAGCATGATAGTTGCGATGTATAACGACACCCGCCGAAACTACAGCATCCTTGTCATCATCATCGAGCGCGACAACCTTGACCGGATGCGCGAGGCCGATCCGATCACCCTTGAATCACAGGACAAAGGCGGAGTGATGCCAGTCCCCCGCTACCCCAGAGATTTCTCCATGCTCATCGCCTATGAAGAGGATCAACCGAAGATTATGGACTACGCCCGACGCCACGACCTAGCCGGGATGATCGAATACCTTGAGCGTGGCCGGAAGTTCATCGAAGGACTAGACGGCGCGGAGCACTCGAAGCGGATACCGCACCCAAAGGAGAACTAGCGCCAATGTCGTTCGTTTGCCCACGCTGCAAAACCGAGAGCCACCACCCCGAAGATGAGCGTCACGGCTACTGCGGGGTTTGTCACGACTTCACCGCACCCGCAGCCGGGAACCTGAGACGTCGAATGTACGATGAATGCGGCCCCGGCCCTGCAATCATGCGTCACAAGTTGACAGATACGCGAGGTGACGAAGTGCCAGACGTTCCCTGGAAATTCACCGTCCTGGAAGTTCCCAAGCCGATGTTGAACGGCACCGCTTACAAGTGGTCGTTTACCGCGATAGGCTTCGTCACCGGAGCTACCTGGACGGCGGCCCTGTACTCCCATCTGAGCCGACACACGGCCAACACCATCATTTGTTCGATAACCGCCGCGATGTTTATCTGGCAAATCATCTTTCTCTTCCGCGAGGAGAAGCGTCTTAAAAAAGAGCTAGAGAGGCTTCGCGCGGAGTTCAATCGACTGGTAGGCCCAGAGCTGACCGACCAGGAGAGCGGGGACGGTTCCCACGGATGAGAAAACGCGACCGTACTAGCGAAGAGAAACAGTTTGACGGTATGATCCGTCACGGTATGATGCACCTGGGGGAAACCCCATCGGCCCCCGCAGAACCCAACCCCTTCCGCCACGTCCTTTTGTGGGACAGACTAGGACGGAAAGGCCAATCTTGCCGCATCCTGAAACAACGCGGCACACTCGCCCAAATCGAGTTTGAAGATGGCTTTGTCACTCGGATTAACCGAATGGCAATTCGGCGCAGCTAGAGACGCGCCGACTGGAGGCACCATGCTTCTAATCGTCGTCATCCTACTTGTGGCTTACATCCTTGTCCCGCTCATCGACCTAGTTCTGAATGAACGCGTCCGCCTACCCGTCAAAATCGCCGTCTACGCCATCAGCTTCGTCTGGATTGTCTACGTGCTATTCACGGGAAAGATGGTGGTGTAGCCATGCCAGGGAAAAAGGGGGCGAAGAACGTTGGCCGCAACATCAAAGAATTTCGCAAAGGCAAGACCTTCAAAAAAACCGCGCGCAAATTCGGCAAGAAGCGCGCCACCAAACAAGCTATCGCCGTGGGACTGCGACAGGCAGGAGTCCCGCGCAAACGCGCCAGGAAGAAGGCCGCGAGGAAGAAGGCGAAGTGATGGAGCGGACGATCAATTTCACCTATGACGTAGCCAGCGAGACCTTCACCGTCGAGGGAATCAAAATTTCCTTCTTCACCCTGCCCCTCATCATCCACGAACTCACCCACCCCGACCCGCGCAAGTGGTATCGCTTCGAGCGCAGGGACGACACCATCATCGTTCACGTCAGAATCAGTGAGGAGGAAGTCAATGGCTACCCCATCGCAAGCATCGGACAACCCGCAGCTCAAACAAATCCTGGGGGGGAAGGGAGCGAAGCTCCACACCGAGGGGATGCATATACGCCGTTCCGCGAACAAGGGCTACATCGCCAAACATGAACTCGCGGACAAGCACGGCAACCCGCCCAGCGACGGCCAGAAATCCACCAAGGAATACACCCACAGCAACATGAAAGAGCTGCTGGCGCACGTAGAACAGCACATGCAGCAACCGCAGCCAGATCAGGACGCCGACGACCAGGAGCAGCAGCAGCCGCCACAGCCGCAGCCACAGGTAGCGTGATGGCCGGGAAGCGATACCGCTACAAGGAAGACCACGACGTTAAGGCCACCCTCATCTTCGAGGACGGCGAATTTTTCACGTTGCTCGTGGACGGCTACGCAGCTTCGGACTCGTACTCCAAACAACAACTAGACGAAGACTGGGAAGAGATTGAAGAGGCAACGTGATGGCCTTCAACTGGCGGAAGCTACGCGATCCCACGCAGGAGGAGCACGACAACAAGCGATGGCGCGCGGAGCTAACCGTGTTGGCCCAGGAAGACGCAGTGATCCGAGAAGACGGACGCCGCGTGACCCAACACAATCTCCTTGCCCTGTGTTGGGTGTTGGGCTACTGCCTGGTTGACGAACACCTTCACCATGACGCCATCCACTACTTTCTCGCCAAAGACCCCACGATGGCCTTGAACGAATGGATACAACTGCAATCGCGCCGTGGCTCGTTGCTCTACCCCCGAGGCGTCTACAAGACCACTATCTCACTGGCCAATTGCGTTCAGCTTATTGTGTGCTGGCCGCTGACCATCGCGATCATGATTATGTGTGGACGCCGCGACCTGGCGTGGGACTTCGTGACCCAGGTGGGAAGTTTCTTCTACCGCAAGGCCAACCGAAGCGGCACCCTGTTTCAAGCTCTGTGGCCAGAGCTGTGCGTCACCAAGGAACCGGACAGCGGAGAGTTTACCGCCGCGCTTCGACAGACCGAACCCGCGATCATCGAACCCGCAATCTGGGGAGAGTCTGTGGAGTCTGGCGTGTCTGGCTATCACCCCAATGTGCTCGTGATTGACGACGTATCGAACAACCGCAACTCGCAGACCTTCGCCGCGCGCCAGCAGATCACAAAAAAATACAAACTGAATCGCAAAGTTCTCAAGCCCGTGGGGATCGAACTGAAGGTGGGAACCATCTATGGAACGGGCGACCTTTTCACGGATGAAGTGTTGACTTCGCGCCCCGGCACCGTTCGCCGGATTGTCAAACCCGCCATGACCCTCAACAGTGGCGAACGGCTAGATCCCAACGGCTTCCCCGACGAAGAAGAAGTGACACTCCACTTCCCCACCATCCTCAGCTACGACTATCTCCGCACCGAATATGAGAGCGGGTTCGAGAGCTTCCAAACACAGTACATGCTGGACGAGTACGGAGCCGCCGAAGTCGTCTTCTCACAGGAGCAGATGCTGGCCGCGATGGTGGAAGAGACCGCGATGCCGCTCGAAGGCCAAACCTTCATCCACTGGAGATTCCCTTGCCGACAGCGGGAGTGGAAGACCGCCGCCGCCGTGGTGGGCATCCTAAACCACAACCGCTGCTACATCATGGATGTGATGGAAGGCCACTACAAGCCGAGCGTGTTGGCCAAGCACGTCGTCAGCCTCGCGCGGAAGTACAGCCTTCACCGCGTCTCCATCGAGGACTCCCCCGGCGCGCGCCTCATGGCCCCCGCGATCAACAACTACGCGCTGACCGTGGGATGGGATACGGGACTCGACTGGAAGGACTTTGAAGAGGATGCCGCCGAGCGCGACCTTCGCATCCGCAATATCGAATCCGTCCTGGCCACCGGACGACTGCTATTCAATGCGGGACTCAAGCAGCTCCGCCTGGTGATGCTGGAGCACACACAATACGGAATGATCCCAGAGAACGCGATCCCCGATTGCGTGGCGCGCGTGGCCGACAATCTACCCCAGAGTATCGCCGCCGATGAGCTGGACGACGAGGAGGCATCATGGAAAGCCGCCGCCGAACGCGATCACTACAACATGCTCTACAATCGTGGCCCATACGCGCGCCCTGAGCCAGAGCCGGAAGAGATCGAGATGGAGCAACCCGACCCCAGCGAGGAGAAGTACAACGAGCTGGGACTTGAAAACATCCTGGGAGGACTCAACGGATGAGAGAACAATTCATGACCATCATTCCCCGGCACCAGCGCGTGTTGAAGGAGCTTACTAAGCAGAGAAAGAAAGACCAGTATGGCGGAATTGGATGGGGAGCGTTGCGCGACGAAGACGACGCCTTCACCTACGAACAGCTTTTCGAACCACTCCTGGCGCGCGGATTGATCGAAGACCTCACAGCAACAGACTTTGGCATCGGGGGAAAATACTTCGTCCGCATCACGCCACTGGGGACGCTGTGTATGGGCCTGGGATTGATGCTAAGAGATGCGCGCAAACTAACCAACGCAGAGATAACGACTCTTACCCTTCCCGCTCCCGCGACAGCGGCAGAAGAGATTATTCCGCCAGGATCGACCTCTTAACAGAGGAGAACGTTAGGCGAAAACCCTGTAAGTTCAACAACAGCGGGAGTTGAATCCTCAGTCATTGTGGAGTAATAATCCAGACTCGCGTAAGGCGAACGGCGCGTTTCTCCCAGCGTCCCAAGTAGCAAACGGAAGAGGCCGGAATATCCCGACCCGAACCCGTAGGAGCTTCCCCACTCCACCGGATGAGGCAAGGGCATGGCGACAGCCACCTTAGTAGCGCAGAGTGATTGGTCTCAGCCCGTTTTTGCGCGCGACGTGACCACCCCGCAAAACCCTGCCATCCCCGCAAAATACACCGATGAAGCCGTCCTCTCTATCGTGGTGCAGGACTATGAGCGCGCCTCCGCCTGGCTGAATGACCGCCGCTGGCCGCTGGCTTGGAACGAATCGGATTTACTCTATCAATCGCCGCGAACCCTGGCCGTCTTCGAGGGTAGCTCCGTCACCCGCGCCAACGTTTCCAGATTCACAGTTGCCAAGCAAGTCAACTCCCTGGCTCCGGCCCTAACCGGAGCTATTTTTTCGGACGCTACCCCGTTCGAGATTCGCCCCCGCCCCAACACCCATCAGGACACGGCGCGCGCCTGGAAAGAACTCGTGGCCGAGCTGCTGGAGCAGATCAGTTTCAAACAGGAACTGAGCTATGGCATACAAGGGATGGTGAATCAGGGAACCGTCATCTTCAAGGTGGGATGGGAGACCGAAACCACGGTCGAAACGCACTACCGACGCAAGAAGGCTCCGCCACAAGTCACGATGCCGCTAGGCAACAAGATGACCATCTTTACCGAGGAGAGCGATGAGTTTGAAGCCGTCGATGTGGAAGTCACCCACAACCGCCCCGTCTTCGAGAAATGCGAGCTGGGCGAAGTCTTTGTTGACCCGAAATGGAAATCGCCCAACCAACTTTGGAAGGCCAAGTGGATTGTCCACGAAAAATATCTCGACTACAACGACCTCACCCTACTCCGCGAAAATCCCGACTACGATATCCCGTCCGATGATGTACTCCGCGCCATGTTCATGCCCGACGCGGCGGAGCAAACCGAGAGCATCGAGGGAACCGAAGAATCACTCAAAGCCAACCTAAGCATCCATCATGCCGCCAACCGCGATGAGGACTTCACTGAAGACCCTTTGCTGAAGCCGATGCAGCTTTTGGAGTGGTGGAGCAAGACCCAGAAGCGCGTCGTCCTGCAAAAGAAATGCGTCATCTGCAACAAGCCTCACGGACTACCGGAGAAGCCGTTTCTCTCCGCGAACTACTGGGATATCGACAACGCCGGATACGGCATGGGCGTAGGCCGCATTGCGGGTGCGGATCAACGTGTCGAACAGGGACTCATCAACGCGCTACTCGATATCCTGGCCTTCGCGGTACAACCGGAGTACGCGGTTGCGCGCGGAGCCAACGTGCCAACGCAGGATCAACGGCGACGACTGGGAGGCATCCGTCTGGTAGACGGCGCGGACGCCACCAAAGCTATCTCCCTTGTCGCGCAGCCGCAGGTTCCGCCCGATGCGTGGCGCGCCATCCAAGCTGTGGTTGGTTCGAGCGAGAGCGCGACCGGAGCGGATCAGGCCAGCGTACAAGGTTCTATCCCCGGAAAGGGATCGAGCATCGTTCGCACTGGCACCGGAGCGGGGATCGTGGGTAACGCCTCTACGACGCGCCTACAGTCTCCGCTTGAGCGGATCATCGACGGAGTGTTTCTCCCCTTCTTGAAATTCCTCTACCGCATGGTGAAGGAGCGGATGCCGATATCGGAAATCCGCGATGTATTGGCCGAACGGACGGAAGACCTTGTGGTGGACTTCCAAGACTTCATGGACTCCACCATCAAGTTCGATACCCTGGCCGGAACCCGTCTGGCCGCGCGCAACCGCATGGCCCAGGCACTTCCCTTCCTCCTCGAAGTCTTTGGCAACCAAGCACTCGTCTCTCAATTGTCGGAGACAGGTTGGAAGGTGAACGCCATGGAACTCGTCAACATGGTTCTTGATATGTCGGAGTGGAAGAACAAACGAGACCTGGTTGTACCGATGACCCCAGAGGAGAAGCAGAGCCAGCAGCAGAACAACCCCGCCGCAGTGAAGGCCCAGGCCGACGCCCAGCAGATGCAGATCAAACACGCGAACGATATGGAGTTGGAGGATAAAAAAATCGCGGGACGCATCGCCGCCAAGAGCATCGAGACCACCCACAAACCTCTAGTCGAATCCCCACTCGACCGTGCCGCCGCCTTTGCCGAACGCACCGCCGACGAACGCACCATGCAGCAAACACCGTTCTACGCGCCAACAGGAGGCGGATGATGCGAAAGAAAACTCTCCGCGTAATCAATCAGGGAACCCGCTACGACATCACAGGCAACCTCCGCAGTTTCACCCGCCGCATCGAGAATGGAGAGATTGTCACGCGCGACTTGTTGATCGTCACCCGTGAGTTTGTGAAGAACAACGCCAGCCCGAAAGTCATCCTCCACCACTACGGAAACGGAAGCGTCGAGGATATTCACTGGATGCTATCAACCGCGATGAACAGGTTGGAGCCAGCATGACCGACCTCCGCACAGAGCGAACGTTTGGCGTCACCGCCGAGCTGGGATCGACGCAACGGCGCAACCTCTACAACTTGCTCCGCAGCGAGATATACCCCGACCTTTTAGACGTGCTCGAAATGGTCTGCATCGAGACCGAAACCAAGCTCATTAACACTGACCCCGCCGACGAAAAAGCTGTGCTGGCCAACCACCGCATGGCCAAAGCCGCGTGGCAGATGTTCACCCACATGCAAGAAAAATTGGATGCTGAAACAAAACTTTTCCTGGCCAGTATTGCGAAACCAACCCCCGTACCGGAGCTAACTCTTGAGGAGCAGATAGTGGAAAACATTCTAGACCCGACCCGACCTATCCCCCTCGACGCCGACGACTACGCGGGAATTTGAAGAAGGCAAACCCCTATGGAACACGAATGGATTCACGACGACGACAAGGGACTCAACGAGGATGGCGAGTATGTTGCTGTGATAAAAAACGCGCAAGGCAACCGCGTCTCTACCTTCAAAGGCAAAAGCTATAAAGAGGTTGCGGATCAACTTCTGCAATCGCAGGTTCACGCCAACCGTGAAATCAACCGACTCCGCAAACCCGACGCCGCGCGGCCCCCGCTTCGCGTCGAACCCAAGCAACTCACGGAGGCTGATCGACTCCGCCTCTCCACCGAAATCACCGACCCCGAAAAGGTGGTCGAAGCGGTTGAAGAAATCGTGACCGCCAAGCAGGGCATGGCCCCGGCCCAGGTAGGCAAGAAATTCTCGCAGATGGATCAGACGGAACGCGATGCCTACTATGCCGCCGAAGCGACCGCCTTCCGCAACGAACACCCCGAATTTTATCCCGTCCCGCAAAACCGCGATGCACTCTTTGACGAGCTGAAAGCGAATGGATGGGACTTGACCCGCAACAATCTTGCAATCGCCTACCAAACCCTCAAGGAACGTGACGAGATGATCCCGTGGCCGGAAGGCGAAACGGAACCTCAACCCCGCAGCAACGGAAGACCCAACGGACAGGAAACGGCACCAGCCCCCTCTCCCAGACCCCGCAGTGTATCGACGGGAATCCGCGCGTCCGATGCCAGCGCATCGCCGCCGACCCCTCCGCGAAAACAGAAGTACACACGCGCCGATATCGAGAGGATGCCAAGAGCCGAGTACAACGACCGAATCCGTTCAGACCCGGACTTCCGCAGACAGGTAGATGCAATGTGAGCGCGTGACTCCACCCCATGAGGGTAAAGCCATGCGAAACGATTCTGTAGCCGCCGAACGCGGCAGAATGTTTTTCAAGAACTTCGTTGTGCCGTTCATCGAATTTATCTGCGCGCTGGGTTCTGGAGCCATCGCGTACCTGGGAGGCGTAGCCCACACGCGCGCCTTTGTGCTGGGTATTGGCATCAGCCCAGCGAGTAACTTAACCACCAATCTTCCTCAGTCCGTCGTCACTTCGTATTCAAAAGTCTTCATTGAAAATTTGAAAGCAGAGACGCCCTGGGCGCGATGCACATCGCGCCGGACGCTGGACGAAAACAGCGGAAATAAATTGGTACTTTTCATGTACCAAAACCTTCCCGCTCCGCCCGTCACGCAAGCCCCCGAAGGCACGATCGGAACAGGTCTCACCGTCTCTGTGGTGCAGAACACTTCGACCATCGGCAACTATGCCGACTACGCGAACATATCGACCTATGCCCTGCAAACCGCCATCGACCCCGCCCTCGAAGCCCTGGGTGTGCAGATGGCCTACCGCATGGCGCAGGTTATCAACCTCATCCTGCAAAACACCGCCGATGGAGCCAACGCCAT